GCAGCAAACCTTGGGCTGCATCTAATTATTTACGTGACGAGTCCAGAAAACCAGATTGGATCTAAATTATGATTGATGATGATGTGAAGATTACTATCAACCTTAATCAGTTGGTAGAAACAAGAGCAAAACTCCAAAGTCAATATGGAGATTACTCTAGTAAGATATGTAAGGGTGAGTATCTTGATGAGAATGATATTGATAGAATTGCATCTGGATTAAGAGATACATTGACTTGGGATACTCTTTACAGTATGATTGATGAAGCAGTTTTAGAATACTTGGGCATAAAAGAAACTCATTATGGTGAGACTGCTGGTGATGAACCAGCTAAGACATATGAGAAGAATAGACAACAGTTTAAGATGGTTAAATTAGAATCACCATCATGGACTATTGATGTACCAGTGAGGAAGAATAAATGAGGGATGAGTTTCTTTGGGTTGAGAAGTATAGACCCAAGACAATAGAAGAATGTATCCTACCAGAACAGACTAAGAAAACTTTCTTAGAATTTCTAAATAAAGGTGAGATACCAAATATGCTTCTTGCTGGTCCTGCAGGATGTGGTAAGACCACAGTAGCAAAAGCATTATGTAATCAATTAGGAGTAGATGTTTATGTTATTAATGGATCAGATGAAGGAAGGTTTCTTGACACTGTTAGGAATAACGCCAAGAACTTCGCGTCTACAGTCTCTTTTAGCAGCGAGTCAAAGCATAAAGTCATCATCATTGATGAAGCAGACAATACCACTCCCGACGTACAACTCCTTCTTAGAGCGAGTATTGAGGAGTTCTCCAACAACTGTAGATTCATTTTTACCTGCAACTACAAAAACAAAATCATTGAACCCCTCCACAGTAGATGTGCTGTTATTGAATTTGGAATCAAAGGAAAGCAAAAGCAAGAAATCGCAACATGCTTTTTCAAGCGTCTTAACTCAATTCTGGAACAAGAAAAAATAGAGACTGATAAGAAAGTCCTGGCACAACTTATCAATAATCACTTCCCTGATTGGAGAAGAGTTCTTAATGAGTGTCAGAGATATTCAGTAGGAGGAAAGATAGATAGTGGTATACTAGCAACCTTTACTGATGTACAGGTAAATGATCTGGTCAAAAACCTCAAAGAGAAAAACTTCCCACAGGTTAGGAAATGGGTCGTTGATAATTTGGACAATGATACTAGTGTATTATTGCGTCGCATTTATGATAGTTTATACGAATCCCTTGTCCCTAGCACTATTCCTGCTGCCGTACTTGTTATTGCGAAATATCAATACCAAATAGCATTTGTTGCAGACCAAGAGATAAATCTGTTAGCATGTCTTACAGAGATTATGGTGGAGTGTAAATTCAAATGAAGAAAGGATTAAAGACTCCTCTAAGGTATCCAGGTGGCAAGTCTAGAGCAGTCACTAAGATGGGTCAATACTTTCCTAACCTTAGGGATTATACTGAGTATAGAGAACCATTTCTAGGTGGTGGAAGTGTAGCAATATATGTTAGTCAGATGTATCCACATCTTAAGATTACAGTTAATGATTTATATGAACCATTGATGAACTTCTGGTCTAATCTGCAGATGTTTGGTGGTGAGTTATATACTGAATTAAAGAATCTTAAGATTACTAATTGTAATCAGGACTCTGCTAGATGTTTATTTGCAGAGATGAAGGATGTAGTAAATGATAAGACTAAGACTGATCTTGAAAGAGCAGTTGCTTTTTATGTTGTAAATAAGTGTAGTTTCTCTGGTCTTACAGAGTCATCTTCTTTCTCAGCACAAGCAAGTGATTCTAACTTCTCTATGAGGGGTATAGAAAAGTTACCTGAGTACTCAGAGATAATTTCACATTGGCATATTAATCAGTATTCCTATGAGTATTGTTTCAGAGAAGATGTGCATGATGGATTGTTTATGTATCTAGATCCTCCTTATGATATTAAGGATAATCTTTATGGGCATAAGGGATCAATGCATAAGAAATTTGATCATGATAAATTTGCTGAAGATTGTTCTGATAGTTCAGTATCTCAGATGGTTAGTTATAATTCTGACCAACTAGTTAAGGATAGATTTAAGGATTGGAATGCTACTGAGTTTGATTTGACTTACACCATGAGATCTGTTGGTCAATACATGAGAGAGCAAAAAGAAAGAAAGGAACTACTGCTACTTAATTATGGAATTGAAGGATTGGCTTAACTCTATTAACTTTAATAAGGAAGATTTGTCCTATGATATAAAGACATATCCTCCTTATGTTATCAATAGATGCCTGTCAGGTTTTATTGATACTATAATGTATGCTAATGAAATGAATAGGTATCATAACCTAGATAAGGACATGCAATATTCATTTTATCTAAATAGTGTGAGGAAAAGGAAAAGATTTTCTCCTTGGCTCAGAAAAGATAAAGTCAATGATTTAGAATGTGTTAAAGAATACTATGGTTATAGTAATGAGAAAGCATCTCAAGCACTGAAAATTCTAGATAAAACTCAACTGAACTTTATTAAACAACGACTTGAAACTGGCGGCACACAATGAATACACAAGAACCACAGGTGAACTGGTCGCCTGATATGATGGTTGAGGTTCTACTTAATGAACCTGATGACTTTCTCAAAGTACGTGAAACATTAACTAGGATAGGAGTAGCTTCTAGAAAAGAGAAGAAACTATATCAGAGTTGTCATATCTTACATAAGCAGGGTAGATATTATCTTGTACACTTTAAAGAATTATTTGCATTAGATGGCAAGAGAGCTAATCTAACAGTTAATGACGTTCAGAGAAGAAATCGTATTACTAAGTTACTTTCTGACTGGGGATTGATTGGTATAGTTCAAGAGGATTCTTGTTCTGATATTGCTCCATTGAATCAGATTAAGGTTCTTTCTTATAAAGATAAAGGAGATTGGATACTAGAACAGAAGTATAATATAGGTAAAAAGAATAAGGTACAGGAAACCACACCTGAATAAAAATACTTTCGTGTATAATTAGTAATGGATGCCTTAGGGGTCCACTATTAACTAAAGACGCTTACGGAGGTCTATTATGTTTGGTCCAAATTCACTTACGCTCTCAGTTCCTGAGACAGCAAAATACCTTGACACTATTCATAGAAATAGTATAGGTCTAGAGGATTGGATGAGAAGACTTGACACTACCTTTGAAACAGGAGATGTCAATTATCCACCTTATAATCTTGTAAAAGAAACAGACACAAGATTTAGATTAGAACTTGCTATTGCAGGGTTTAGTAAAGAAGATGTTGAGGTAACTACAGAGTCTAATAGACTTTCTGTAGAAGGAAAGCAAAAAGAATCTGATACAGATGAGTATGTATATAGAGGGTTAGCATCTAGAGCATTCACTAGAACATGGACTTTATCTGATGATGTTGAGGTCAGTGAGGTAGACTTTACAAATGGTCTTCTTACTGTTAGATTAAATAAGATCATACCAGAACATCAGAAGAGAAAGGTATATGAAATCTCAGGTAAAGAAGTTAACTAAAGAAGAGATAGGATATAAGACCACAGACAAAATACGTCATATGTGGTTACTTAATCCACATGACCATCATTTCTTGTATGTGAGAGATGATGGTTCTTTTTATGGGTTCACCCATATGAAAGGAGAAGATCCAGAAGAATGGTTCTGGGAAGCACATGGTATACAGACAGAATTGTTCCCACCAGAACCACCTAAGTCTCATAAATTCACACAAGAGCAACTTGATCGTGCTCCACACCATAATATACTAGAGAAGTATTATGGTAAGGACTGGAAACCTATACCACAGGAAGGACTGGAAGATCATTTCTAGGGAACTTGACTGTTCCCTTTTTTATTGCTAAAATACTAATAGGTGTTTTTTAACTATGGCTGTAAAACTAGTTATTTTAAAATCAGGTGAAGATGTAATTGCTGACATAACAGAAATGGTATTAAAAGATGATACCAAGGAAAATAAAAGAGTTGTTGGTTACTTTCTTACTAGACCATGTGGAGTAACATTAAATAATAGAAATCTAGATATTGTTGATGACAATAAAGATGCTTATCAAATTAAATTATTTCCTTGGTGTCCTTTAACCAAAGATAATAGAATACCTTTTCCTACAGATTGGGTAGTTACTGTGGTAGAACCCATAGATAAGTTAAAAGAAATGTACAAAACTGAGGTATTACAAAATGGAACAAGTCAAAGTCCTAGTGTTGACGAACAAACAGATTCTAGTGAGTCAACTTGATGAAGTTGCCCCTATGGATATTGGAGATCCAAACTGCAAACTAATTGAACCATTTTTAATAAATGAGGATGGTAGTTTGTCACCTTGGTTAATAGATGTTACTAATGACAACACATTTATGATGTGCTCTGATAAGATACTTACATTAGTTGAAGCTAAACCCACACTCTTAGAGAAATATCAAAACTTGATTAAATGAAGTTCTATACTAACGTGCAATTGATTGGGAACAAGTTCCTAGTTCGTGGTTATGACAATGGTGAGCATGTTCAATATAGGGATGACTATAATCCTACTTTATTTGTCCCATCTAAGAAAGAATCTAAGTACAGAAC